CAGGAAAAACCTGAATATGATTTTGCGCGCACTCCTTCTCCGTTTTTCCCGCGCAATCGTTGTCATATTTGTACCTCTTGCCTTGAAAAACTTGTCCATCAAGACAATCTTGATGAAGTAGACAAATTGTGTCAATTCCTTGACATCCCATTTGACCCTAACAAATTCACCTCTCTTTACACCATACACAAGGATCACACATTAACCGCCTACTTCAATACTCTTCTTGATGAGCGTTATAGTTCCATTTCTTGGGCGCAAGAAACAGAACAATGGCGTATTGCGCGCGAACAAAACACGATAGACGAAGAAATAGAAGTTATTAATCGCGCGAAAATGCAACAATTGAAAAAGACTTGGTCTCCAGCCTATTCTCAAGATGAACTTCTTTTCTTAGAAGACTATTATAATCAAATTGTTGCGACCCAAAATGTTTCCACACCTATTCTCCAGCATTACGCGCGCGATCTATGTGAAATTGAACTGCGCATAAAGAAAGGTTTGCGCGAAGGGGCGGATATAAAGAAGGATATGGACGCCCGCGATAACATAATTAAGATTGCCAAATTTGAAGCCTCTAACGCGAAAAATGCGGCTGACTTTGAGTCTGTGGGCGAACTTATGGTTTACTATGGCAAAAAAGGTTGGCATCCAAAATGGCATACCGAACCTAAAGATGATGTAGATTTCTGTATGCAAAACATCCAAAACTATTTGCGGCGACTAGTAGTAAATGAAGGCAATTTTGCCGAACAAGTAGAAGATAAGCGTGAGCGTTTCAACCTCACAGAGCGTTTAGAGCGCATAGAAAATGAAGAAGTAGAATTTGATGAAACAGCCGATATTGAATATGAAGGCGAAAATGAATTATTGGGTGATTTAAATGGCCGAAGTAGTACTACGTGATGGCATCCCAATAGAAAAAGGCGTAGTCCTCACAAAACAGTTTCTTGATAACAATCAATCACTTTTTACTTCTTACTTAAATTATTGGTTACTTTATCCTGACCTTTACCTAGATGCGATACAGGCACGTGAAGATGCTAAACATTTTCATCTTTTCTTTTATCAACGTATTGCTTTGCGCGCGTCCATACGTTATCGTTATCATTACTGGACCGCTACTCGTGCGACTTCTAAATCTTTTACAGCCTATTTAAGTGCGGTGGTGCGCGCAGTCCTATTACCTGGTTCTAGTATCTTCATTGCTTCTGATGTAAAGGGCACGGTTATTAAAATAGCAGAAGCAAAATTTAATGAAATATGGCGCCATTGGCCTCTACTTCAAAAAGAGTTACAATCGCGCGAAACAGGCGGGCAACAAGGTGAAAAGAAAAGCGGGAACTACTATGAACTGCGGTTCCGTAATGATAGTATGATCACCGTGGTTTCAAAAGATACAAGCCGTGGTTTGCGTGCTACCGCCGGTATATTGGAGGAGTGCGCGACTATTGAAGAAGAAGATTATAATGAAGTTCTTCTTCCTCAAATGAACGTTGCTCGTCGTGAAGTTGATGGCACTCTTAACCCAGAAGAGCCTACTGCCGCCCAAATCTTTATTACTACTGCGCGCGAAAAAACCGTATTCATGTATAGTAAACTTATTGAGTGCGCTGTTAATGCGGTTTTGCGCCCGCAAGAATATTTTGTTTGGGGTCTTTCTTATGAAGTTCCTTTACATTATGGATTGATAGATCGCGCGACCTTAATGGACCAACGCTATTCAAACACGATGAACGAAGATTCATTTGCGCGTGAATCATTATCTATTTGGACTGGTAATAGTAAAGAAGCATGGTTAGATTCTAAAAAATTAATTAAACGTAGAACTTTATTAAAATGTGAGAGAAAAGCGCAGGAAAATCCTGTCAATCCAAACACGTTTTATTTGATTGGAGTAGACGTAGCACGTTATTCTGCTAATACGGCTATTATGGTAGCAAAAGTATTACCAAATGCTTCTGGTTTTAAGAAGAATATTGTATATACTGAAGTTATTCACGGCGCCAACTACATTACAGAGCAAGCACCACGCCTTAAAAAGTTAATTCAACTTTATAATCCACGCGAAATCGTTATTGACGGTAACGGCCCTGGCATTGGTTTATTAGATGCTATGGTTCTTCCATCTTTTGACCCTAAAACAGGTGAGAAGTTCCCAGCCTATTTTACTTTTAATGACGAAAATCATTTACCACCCGATAAGAAGAAAGAAGCAGAAGAACCTATGCCCGAATTAAATGCCATAATTTATGACATTAAAGCTGGTTCATCTAATGATGACCTTATCCATTCTAATTTTTTCGCGCAATTAAATAATGGTTCTGTTTCTTTTCTAGCTAGTGAGCGCATAGTGAAAGATAAGTTGATGAAAACAATTCGCGGCAAAAAAATGACATTATATGATCGTCGTGTTTATTTGCTACCGTATGAAATGACTTCACGCCTTATAGATGAATTAAATAATTTAAAACTAAAACCCACGGGCGTACAGAATCAATTTAGAGTAGAACGTATTTCAGCATCTACTCCAAAAGACCGCTTTTCCGCACTTGAATACTGCCTCTATCGCGTAAAGTATTATGAAGATAAGGCTGCGCGAAAGGCAAAAAAACGTAGTGGAGGGCAATATGCCTTCTTTAGTCCTAGGAAAAGGGGGTGAACAGCGTGAAAGATAGACCTAGATATGATTTTACACAATTTAAAGTTCAAATAAAAAATCGCCCATCTAAACGCTTGCCTCTTTCAGATAAAATCTATTCACGTTGGGGTTATCGTAATGATAATAGTGTTCGTAATCGTGAATTTGAATTAGATGAAATAGAACAAATTATTCGTGAAGGCGATTTAGAAACTTTGCGCGAATTATCACGCTATTATTATAGGACAAATGGTGAATATCGTAATAATATAGATTTTCTCGCGCACTTATTTCTTTATGACACTATGGTTATTCCTGTCTTTGAAGAGGGCAAAGGTTCTAAAACACAAATATTAAAAGCATTTTATAATGCTTGCCGCTTTGTAGATAATTTAGATTTACCCAATACACTTCTTCGTATTACAACCGAATGGTTAAAAACAGGAATATATAATGGGATTTTAAGGAAAGATGGAGATAAGGTGGTAATACACGACTTACCTATACAGTATTGCCGCACAAGATATAAGGATTTTAATAATTTAAATATCTTGGAATTTAACCTACATTACTTTGATAAGTTTTTAGATGAAGATTTAAAATTAGAAATGGTTCTTACTTTCCCACAAGAAGTACAAGAAGCATACTATAAATGGATAGGTTCTAATTATGGTATGGATCCATGGGTTGAATTACCAGCGGCTTCTGGCGGGGTATGTTTCTGTTTTGCAGGTGACCCAACACCATTACTTATTTCTAGTATTCCAGATTTAAAGCAATTAAATGATGCGGTAAAACGAGAAGAAAAACGTGATGAAAATGAGTTATATAAATTACTTATTCAACGAATGCCCATTACAAGTGATGGCGAATTAGTTTTCCAATTAGATGAAGTTGCTGACATTCATGCCTCTGTAGCCGATATGCTTTCTGAAATTGATACCGTTGATGTTCTTACTACATTTGGTGAGACTAGTTTGGATAGTTTACAAGAAACAACCGCGGCAACACAATCTAATGACCGCATTGAGAAATATAAGAAGAATGCTTATGATGCTCTAGGCCGCAGTTCTATTATATTTAATGCGGATGGTAGTTCTACACTTGCTTATGCTATTAAAAAAGATGAAGCACTTATGCAAGGCTTTTTAAATGCTTATGAAACTTGGATTAAATTCCATCTTAATGATGAATTTGCGCGCACAGGTTTAACTTTTGATTTTGAAATATTACCTACTACTGTATTCAATCGCAAAGATTTACAACAATCTTACTTTAGTGGCGCACAATATGGATATTCAAAGATGTTTGCGGGCGTAGCAATGGGTATTAAACAGATGGATCAATTAAGTTTGATGAATTTTGAAAATGAGTTCCTTGAAATGTCAAGTAAGATGATACCATTACAGTCTTCTTATACTACTTCTGGAACCGCTGTTGCTGGAGAAGGAAAAAATAGCGGTTCATCACAAAAAACATCAGTTTCTACAGAAGTAAAAGACATAAATAATAAGGGAGGTCGCCCCGAACTCCCTGATGAGGAAAAATCTGAAAAAACGCAGGCCAATATTGCGGCCGCAGGTTAAGGAGAATAACTATGGATAGACAAATTCCTATTTATTTTGATAGTGTCATAGTTTCTTCCCCTTTAGAAAGGATTTCTGAAAGCAACCAAAATATAGGCCGCGCAAAAGTACGAGCATTTACTAAATACGGCAATCGTAATGGTTCTTACATTACTGATGCTGTTGCGGAACAATTAATTGCTAGCGCAATTAGAGGAAATGTGCCAGTAATTGGATTTTTTGATCCACAGTCTCAAAGCTGGGCTTCTCATACAGGTCCAACACTAGCAAATGCTTACGGCTATATTGAAAGTTTTGTAGGATGGGAACCCTTTACTGATACTGATGGGGTTACAAGAGATTATGCGGTTTTTACTGTGATTTTATTTACAAACTATTTTGAAGAAGCACAAAAAATATTAGGTCAAAACCAAAGCATGGAATTAGATATTAATACTATTACTGGTGATTGGGCTGATATTGATGGCACAGAATATTATGTATTTAAAACCGCAGAGATGCTTGGTTTCTGTATTATAGGAGACCATGAACCTTGTTTTTCTGTGTCTGCTTTCTTCTCAAAGAATGATGACACTTATAATACACAATATGATAAGTTCTCTTCACTTTTGTCTGACCTCAAGGCTCAAGTTGAAGAGGCGCAGAATATTCAAAAGGGAGGAGAACAACCAATGAATGAATTTGAAAATCAGGAAGTTGTTGAAGAAACTGTTGTTGAAGAGACTCCCGTAGTAGAAGAAGCTCAAACCGAAGAGCCAGCTGTTGAATTTGAAGAGCAGGTTGAAGAAGTTGAGACTGTAGAAGAAACCACTGAAGAGCCAGAAGGTCCATCAGAATATGATCTACTACAAGAGCGCTTTGACGCATTACAGGCTTCCTACAACGAATTAGAGCAACGTTTCAATGCGGCTCAGGCTGAATTTGAAGCCACTCAAAATAATCTAAATGCTGAAATTGAAACTTTACGCACTCAAAATAGTGAATTACAAACTTCTCTTGAAGCTTTTGAAGCACAACGAGTAGAAGCTGAAAATAATCATAAATATGAATTAATTGAAAAATATGAAAATATTTTAACAGAAGAAGAAATTGGTCCAATTAAAGAAATGGTAAAAGACTTTTCATATGATGAATTGGAATCTAAATTAGCGATTACTTTTGCTAATAAAAAGATCACTGGCGCGGAATCTAAGAAAGTACCGCTACCAGAGCCTGAAGAATCTCAATTCGCTTTACTTATGAAAAAGTATCGTAAAAATTAAGGAGGGAAATTATTATGGCTATGAAACGTTTTCCACTAACAAATGCCAATAGCTATTCTAGCAAGTATCGCCCAGGCGAGAAGCTATATGCAACTCTAGAGCTAAATCAGGTTGCTTTCCCAAAGACTGGTATGGTAGTTTCTCAGACCCCTCTAGCTGATGACTTCACTCTAACCGCTCCTTGTGAGAATGGTATGTGGGTTGTTGCTGATAAGGCTGCTGGCGAAATTACTGCACCTGCTGCGGCAACTGATAAGCCTATTGGTATTGTATATACAACTGAAAAGGAATATGACATTTTCCATTATGGTCTACAGACCTTTGGCCGCAAGATTGGCGGCGATTATCCACGTGTCGGTTTACTAGGTATTGGCGACACTGTTACTACAAACTGCCTACAGTACAATGAGGGCGAGTTTGCTAATGATGCTGCTCTATTTGATGCTTTAAAGGCTATTGATACTACTCCACTATATGTAATTCCTGGTGTAGCTGGTGCTACAGTTCCAGAGAAGGCTGTTCCACAGATTACTTCTGGTAAACCAGGTTCTGGTATCTATGCTAAGGTTGTTAAGTTCTATACTGTACCTAACGGCGAAGCCGGCGTTAAGTATCAGGTAATTAGTCTATAATAGGAGGTGCGAACTATGAATAATCTACAGGTTTTAATGAATGGTGTTTTCGGCCGCAAGGTTCCTGCTGAGTTCGCCGCCGAAAATTATGACTATGAAGCTGCTCTACATGATGAGCTAGTTAAGCTTCTATGCGACGATAAAGGTCGTTTTGATCGTAAAAAGTTCCGTCGCAATAAGATTGAATTATTTGAGCTTCTAGAGCAAAATCTAGAAGAGGTTTTACCACAGAGCATTGAGAATGCTTTAGATATGTTCTGCGAAGTTATTCGTGTGCCACAGGGTTCTCGTTTAGAGTTCCGTGTTGTCCGCGGCAAGCAGCGTGGTCGTCAGTTTGTTACTCGTGCCACTGAATCTGGTAACTATGAAACCTTCCGTCTAGACCGTGATCGCTTTGATGTATATCCACAGGCAATTGGCGGTGCTGGATATGTTGATTTTGAACGTTATCTAGATGGCGTTGAGAGTATGACTGATATTTATGAAGTAATTCAGCAAGGTATTGTTGACCGTATTTTTGAAATGGTTCAGGAAGTTCTATTAAATTCTTGGAACCTAGCTGGACGTCCAGCCAAGAATAAGGTTATTGCTTCTGGTTTTGATCCTGCTGCAATGGTTAAGCTTTGCAACGTAGTCGCTGCATATGGCTCTCCAGTAATTTACTGCTCTCCAGAGTTTGCTGCAGAGATGGTAAATGCTATTGTATATAATAATACCACAAAGATTTCTGATCAGGATATGATTGAAGTTCGTGAACGTGGTTATATTGGTCGTTTCCGTGGTTTCCCAGTGGTTGTAATGCCACAGTCTTTCACTGATGAGACCAATGAAAAGCTAGTTATGAATCCATCTTTCGCTTATGTTATCCCCGCTGGCAAGGAAAAGCTAATTAAGCTAGGCTTTGAAGGTTCTCCTTATTTCCGCACTTGGGATGATCACGAAGGTGACAACCAGATTACCCTACAGGGCTATCTAAAGGTTGGCGTTGGCATGATTGGTACTCCAAATTATTGGGGCATCTACTACAATGCCGGTATTGAAGCCGATGGTTGGAAGGATTTCAATGACAGCTTAGATGCTGAAATTGCTTCTGCTTATGCTGAGGCTCATGAATAATATATAAAATCACTACTGTGGGGTGGGTGAGAATCTCACCCGCCCCATTTTCTTTTTAGAGTTAAAGGAGGAATAGATTATGTCAAAGATTACTTTAAAAAATATTAGTTCTGCTACTGTTGTAGTAGGTTCACCAAATAGTAATGTAAAGAGTCGTAGTTTAGCACCAAATCGTGTTATTACTCTTACACCAGAAGAATATGAAGATTTAATGTATGAGCCCGGTGTTCAAAATATGATTCGCGGCGGATATATTAAGATTAGCGGTGTAGAAGAAGAACGTGCTGTTATTGAATCTCCAGCTAATGTATTAGAGAGAGATGCTATTATTAAGATGATTGATAAGAAAGATTATGCGTCTTTTGCTAAATATATTAAGGTTGCTACTTCTGCCGCAAAAGATACGATAGTACAATATGTAGTAGAAAATAATATTACAGATAACGCTTTTACCGCTCTAATTAAAACTTATTGTGACGTTGATGTTATTCAGGCAATTGCTGTAAAGCATCAAGCAGAGGAAAAATAATATATGGCTACGCCCTTTCTCAAGGTGTATGATGCTTTTCTAGCACGAATCACCGCGGATGAATGGACTCTTGAGGAAGAACTCGCAATCGTTGAGCGGGATTGGCAAGAACTCCTTAACATCGCAATTTTTAGGTTCAAATATCCGCGTGTTAGTTTAGAAAGAGAAGAAATTGAACCCAATATGAGCGATAGCCCACATGAATTAAAAATGTATCAATTTGTTAATGATTTAACTAATGATGAAATACAGCTTTTAGCTTTATATATGAAGCATGAGTGGGTTAAACGTTGTATTGCAAGTTGGGAGAATATTCGACAGCTCTATGCAGATAAAGATTTTTCACAAGCAAATCATTTAGATAAATTAAATAAACTGGAGGCCGCAATTCAAACAGAAGTGCGGCGTGCGGAGGGTATTTATGACCGTTCGCGTGAAAAACGTCCAGCAGATTTATTTAAAAAATTAGCGGGTAAGAAAAATGCCTTATGATGTTACTTTTGATGGGTATAAAAATAAATTGAAAGGACGTCTTTATGGAGTGCTTTGTGAAAAAGAAAAAAATGGCGAATGGGAAAAATTTCTTGATTCTATAATTATAGAATTAGAAGGATTGGGGCCAACAGGCATTAATTATTGGCCACTTCTTGGTAAATTAAATTCATTACATCGCCTATCATATGATTATTTTAGAAGAACTATTTTTGAATGTATGAATTTGGTAGGCACTTTAGAAATGAAGGATATTGAATGAATTATTTAGATGTTTATTTTTCTCGCATTAATCATTTAGGAGGAACGACCGCGGAACGCATTAGAAATAGCGGGATACGGTCGTTTGAAAAATGGTTAGCAGAATCGCCACATACAATAAGAAATTTATCTGTTGAGCGTGGTATTTATTTTGATGGTATTATACTTACCAGTAAAGATAAAGAATATGAAAAGATTATGTTTTTAGAGGTTGCTAATGATATTCCTCTTTTAATTGGAGATATAATGAATTGGAAACTTGATGATGGTAGCATTGAAAAATGGCTACTTATTCAAGAGGAAAAAAAGGTCAATGGCACCTTTAGAAGTTTTTGGATTGTTAGGTGTAATTATTTGATGAAATGGATTGATGCCCAAGGACATTTACAACAATCTTGGTCTTATTTTGTAAGTTCATTAGATAGTAAAATTAAAGGTAATTTCCGCACATGGAATAATCTTATTACGCCACAACCAAATAAATATGCTGAACTACTTATGCCTCGTTATCCCATTGATCGTGCAACAAACTTTATTGTAGAACAAGAGTCTTGGACTGTAGTAGAATACGACCATACAAGCGTCCCTGGAGTTATTTATCTTTCTCTAACAGAAGGTAAGATTAATATGATTTATGATGATGTTGAAAATAATATTGCTGATTTAGATAAGTTAGCAAAATATGATTTGAATATGCCGCCATTAACTCAAATATTCCATTTGGGAGATCATATTACTCCAGTGTTTACTTTAATGAAAAATGGCGCTTTATGTGATGAAGAAATTGAATTTTTAACTACTGATAAAAGAGTTGTACGAATAATAGATGGAGAACTGATTGCAGTTGGTAATGGAACCACTACTATTATTGCACAATTAAAAAATTATCCTGAAATTAAACAAGAAGTAGAGGTACAAGTAGGAGAAGAACAACAACAGTTTTCCGCCTATATAGAAGGGCCAGATAGTATTCGTTTAGATAGGCTAGCTTCTTATACTTTAAAGGCGAATACAGATATAAATGGAGAAGTATCTTTTATAATAGATAATACGGCTTATGCCCTTATTACTTCAACAGATACTAATCTATGTGTTATCCATGCAAATGCTAATAATAAATTAGGAAAAATTATT